AACTGGCTATTTATCGGTGTTTGCGCCGGACTGGTCGCAGATCGCCAACCCCGATTCCTTCCTTAAAAAACGCAAGCACGCCCTGACAAACTCAGCCCCGAAACGCTACCACAATCGCCGCAGACGCAAGCCTGGTGCGGCTTTCCGCGATTCGCTATCGCAAAATGCAAACCCGATCAATCGGCTTTCGGGGCAAAACGTGTTACGACCGCCGGCGAAACGCTATCGTGTCATCGTTGAGTGTTTCACGCCCGATGTTTCACGGAGGGGCGAAATCGGCCAGGGGTTTCAAAACGGACCCCCGCCGGCTTCGATTCTTGGAGCCGCACACGATTTTCCCGCCAAAACCTCCTCCCTGTCCAGTACCTTCACACTTGCGCCACTTCCACCCTTCCGCTACAATGTCCGCGTGGAAACTGCGCTCAAACGCCGCGACGCCGCTTTGCCGTTCACGATGGCGTTCGCCTACGAGATCGCGCTGGGCTTCGACCCTCCGCACGAGGTATGTCGCCGGCACAACGTGGCTGAGTCGCACTTCGCCCGGCTGGAGTCTTACGAGCCGTTCATACAGGCCAAGGCCGCGCTCTACGAGCAGTTCCTCAAGTCGGGGATGACGCTGGACCTGAAGGCCAAGCTGGCACTCGAGAGCGTGCTGCCGCAGGCGGCGATCATCGCCTCCGACGAGGCGTTCGACGCGGCGACGCGGATCAAGGCGATGGAGCTGCTGTCCAAGGTGGCCAACGTGGGCGCCGGCCCGAGCGGACCCGAGAAGCCGACATTCGCCTTCCAGGTGGTCATTGGCGACCCTGGACGCCCGATCTCGCTCAGCGCGGCCGCGCAGGCGTTGCCCGACGACATATTCGAGATTCACGATGCGTAAGTACGTGGCGCCGAGGACGGTGGGGCAGTTCATGCAGTCCGACGCCGCGGTGCGGTTCCTGATGGGACCCTACGGCTCCGGCAAGTCGGTCGGCTGCGCGGTGGAGCTGATGCGGCGTGCGTTCGCGCACCCTCCCCGGCCGGACGGCGTGCGGCCCTCGCAGTTCCTCGTCGTGCGTAACACGTACCGCCAGTTGAAGGACACGACGCTCAAGACGTTCCTCGAGTGGTTCCCCGAGGGTGCGCCGGGCCGGCTCCTGAAGTCCGACATGGTCTACGAGATCAAGTTGCCGCTGGACGACGGCACGTCGGTGGAGTCGTTCTTCCTGTTCCGTCCGTTCGACAGCGAGCAGGACCAGTCGAACGCGCTGTCGCTCGAGATCACCGGCGCGTGGGTGAACGAGTTCCGCGAGATCCTGCCGACGCACATCATCAACATCCTCGGCCGGTGCGGGCGGTACAAGAACGGCCGCGACCCCCGCGCATGGACCGGCGTCGTGGCGGACTCGAACCATCCGAACGAGGGCGGCGCCTACCACCAGATGTTCGAGGGCGACTCGGTCCCCGACGACTACCGCGACCCGACGGGGCGGCGGATCTTCGAGGTGTTCCGGCAGCCCGGCGGCCTCAGCCCGCAGGCCGAGAACGTGGAGCATCTGCCGAAGGGGTACTACGAGCGCATGGTCCAGATGGCCGCGCTGGACGGTAAGGACGAGCAGTGGGTGAACGTCCACGTCCACTCGATGTACGGGCGGATCAACGACGGCCAGCCGGTGTACCGCGGGTTTTGGAACGAGCGCATCCACGTCAGCCCGACGCCGCTCGAGCCGGACCCTCGCAGGGTCATCGGTATCGGCTACGACCCAGGCCTGGGCGCCGCGGCGGCTGTGATCGGGCAGATGGACGCGGAGCGCCGGTGGCGACTGCTGACCGAGATCAACCTGAAGAACGCCGTCACGGCCGATATGATCCGCGAGGTCCAGCGCACGCTGCACGAACGGTTCGGACTCAGCCGGCCGCAGACCGTGTGGTTCTGCGACCCGTATACCAAGGGCCGGTCGGGGACCGACCGCAACTCCCCGCTGCAGGTACTCCGGGCCAAGGGGATCAAGGCCGTGGTCAGCCTCAAGCACATCGAGCCGCGGATCTCGGGGATGCGCACGGCCATGTCCGGCCTGTCCGGCGGGCACCCGCGCCTGCTGGTCGACCCGTCGTGCAGGGCGTTCATCGAGGGGGCCAACGGGGGGTATGCGTTCCGCAAGATGCAGACCCGCGACGAGAAGTTCACGCCCGAGCCGGAGAAGAACTTCTACTCGAACGTCCACGACGCCGCGCAGTACCTCGTCAGTCCGTTCGAGGTCGTCCACGAGCGCGATGGGCGCCGGCGCTGGCCGGAGATGCACGAGATGATCGACGAGGACTTCGTGCCGGCCGGTGTCCGGGGCGGCGCGAGCGACTTCAACCCACACGCCCTGTTCCGACGTTGACAGGTGGCTTGACACGGTGGTAGACTGACGCCGATGGTGAACATCCCCGACAGTTTCCAGGTGGGCGGAGGCGACGCGGCGTTTGTCGAGAGCGACCGCCTGCGTGCGTTGCGAGCGCGGGAGCGGCGGCAGTCGCAGTTGGGGGCGACCGTCGTTGGCACAGTAGTAGGCGGCTCCGTGATGATCGGGTTGTTCTCCGGCCTGCTTATGGGCGCCGCGCGCCGGCGCAGCCGGGAGGCGATCGAGCGCCGGCAACGTGAGGAGCAGGCCGCGGCCAACGAGCGGCGGCGTGTCGAGGCTTATGAGGCCCGGTACGGCCGGTTTGACCTGCTGACGGCCTCGATGAACGCCGAGCGCCAGTCGGCGCCGAATCTGCTGATGGCGCTGCGGAGGCCGTCGTGACGGACGACAAGCTGCCGATCTGGCGCGAGGTCGAGACGGCCTTCGCCGAGCAGGAGACGTGGCGGTCCCACTGGGACGACGTGTTCGAGCTGGTGGTCCCGCACCGCAGCAAGCGGTACAAGGAGTCCCGCGGCGACAAGGTCGCGCCCTACATCTATGACAGCACCGCGGCGCTCGCCGCCGAGCGACTGGCGAACCAGATGGTGTCGGTGCTGACACCGGCCGGCGTCCCGTGGCTCATGCTGACGCCGGGGCCGAAGTGGCAGGGTGACGACCGCCTGGCGCTCGCCCGGATGCTGCAGCCGATCAACCGGACCCTGTGGTACTACGTCGACCAGTCGGCGCTCAGTGTGTCGCTCCAGCCGGTCCTGACCGACATGACGGTGACGGCGGGGTGCATCAAGATCGAGCCGGCGGACTCAGGCATCGGGGTCCGCACCGAGGCCGTGCCGATCGACGAGGTGGCGTACCGGCGCGGACGGGCCGGGATCGTCGACTTCGTGTACCACAAACGCTGGGTTGCCGGGCACGACATCCTGCAGACGTGGGGCGACGCGGTGCCGGAGCGCCAGCGTGAGGTGATCAGCCGGGCGCCCAATGAGAAGTTCGTGGTGATCAGCGCGTGCGTCCCGAGCGGTTCCCGGTTCCGCTACTACGACCTGCTGGAGATGGACCACGTGGTCCTCGTGGACAAGACGCTGAAGCGGAACCCGTACAAGATCCTGCGCTGGTCGGAGACGTCGAGCTCGCAGTACAGCCGCGGGCCGGGGATGGTCGCGTACCCCGACATTCTGAACCTGAACACGATGGCCGAGTATCAGCTGAAGGCCGCGGCGTTCGACCTGCTGGGGATCTGGCTCGTCGAGGACGACGGGGTGCTGAACCCCCACACGATCGACCTCGTGCCCGGCGCCCGCATCGCGGTCGGCAACACGTCGCTGGCGCAGCCGGCGATTCGGCGGGCCGACGACAGCGGGCAGGCACGGAACCGGATCGGGCAGGACGTGATCAATGACCGCCGGGAGGCGGTGCTGCGGGCGTTCTACGCCGACAAGTTCTCGCCGATCGAGGGGACCAAGATGTCGGCCGCGGAGATCCTCGAGCGCGCCAAGGAGCTGAGTGATACACTCGGCGCCGTGTGGGGCCGGATCGAGAGCGAGGGGCTGCGGCCGATCGCCGCCGACTACGTAGACATCCTGCGCGAGCAGGGGGCGTTCAGTGATCTCGGCGACGAGGTGGTGCAACTGCTGCGTGTGGACCGGCAGGATCTCGACGTGGTGTTCCTCGGCACGCTGGCCCAGGCCCAGCGGCTTCAGACGGCGCAGGGGATCATCCAGTACGCGACCGTCGCGTCGCAACTCGGCGCCGCGGACCCGGAGGCGGCCCTCGTCGTCGACATGGCGATGGCGCTGCGGCAGGTTGCCGAGATGATGGGCGTGCCGGCCGACATGATCAAGACCAACGACGAGATCGCGGAGATCACGCAAGCGGCCGCGCCGATGGTAGACCAGGCGATGATGGCCGAGATGGGAGGCGCAGGTGGCGCAGGACCGACCCCCGCTCTT